CCAACCAAACCTAAAGTAGGTCCTGTAACTATACCACCTTTTGCGAACTTGGAGGGGGTTACAAATGCTGCCCATATCGCTACTAATGCTGCTACACCTGCTATTGCAGTTGCTATACCAATGAGACCTTTCGATGCTTCTTTCGATATAATCTCTGCTGCAGCAAGTGCTCCAAGAATGCTTATTGCAGTCATTGCAGTTTGACCTATAATGTTCATCGCATCTACAAATGAAATCTTTCCATCTTCTGATGCGCTTTTTATAGTGTTGCTTAATGCTCCAAAGGCATTTGCCAAGTTTGTTGTTGTTTCTCCAACCGTAGTCATTGTTTCTCCAAGTTGAACCCAACTACTTATAGTTGTTGGTGGAACTGGAGGTGGAGCAATTATGGGTTGTTGTTTTCCTAAGTCTAAACCGGTGAGTTTAGGTAATTGTATATTTGCTTTTATGTTTGTAGCAAACTGTGTATTCGCTATTTTTTCTTGCTCAAGTTTAAGTGCTGCATCTGCTTCTGCTTTTGCTTTTTGTCTTTCTTCAGTTTCCTTTTTTATTTCTTCAGTAAGTCTATTTTGAAGTCTAACAGTTTGTCTAAGTATTTCTGAATGTTCTTGTTGAACACCAACCATTGTAGCATAAGCAGTATTTGTCTGATTTACAATATCGTCTGTAACTTCTCTTGTTTTATTTTGCTGAAGCATAATGTTATATGCTTCTGTTTCAATAGCAAGTTTTTCATCTGCAAGTTGTTTTTCTAACTTAATGAGTTCATTAAGCGCTGCTTGTCTTTCAGTGGTTTTCTTACTTTTATCAAAAGCTATAAGTTCGAGGTCTGCTACTTTCTTTCTAATGTCTGCTTCTGTTATGATGAGCTGGTTTCTTCTATCTTCCAACGCTTCAAGACGTTTTCCAACATCCAGACCACTTTGAAATGCAGCTTTCACTTCTTTTCCCAAACCTGTAAACCCTTCTTTCGCTGCATCCGCAGCACCCTTAAAGTCTCCTTTAAGGAGTTTCACAATTGCCTCTCCAAGTTTATTGATTGTTTTTAAAACAGTTGAAACAACGGCTTTTATGCCGTTAAGAGCTATATTGAACTTGTCTGCACCTTCGGCAGTATTCTTAAAGTAGGATATAAGTGAACCTAATGCAATAACCAACGCTCCTATACCTGTAGATATAATAGCAGTTTTCATGACACCTAAGGCTTTTGAAAATGTTCCAACGCTGGATATTGCTTTACCAATACCTGAAGTAAGCCCTGAAAAGCCAGGTATAATGCTGTCAATTGATTTTGCAATGCTACTAAAGGCAGTAGACATTCCTTTTTGAAGTTCAGATGTCTTCTTATTTACATCTGTCATCCCTTTCTTCGCTGTATCAAGGCCTTTTTGAAGGTCAGCAGAATTTGCTCTAAGAAGCAACATGAGATCGGCTAAAACTGCCATAAGCGAAATGTTATTTTACTTTAATTATATATTCGTATGTTCAGGTATATTAGTTTTGATGAAAAATGATCTTTGTCCAATCATCAAATGACATAACACCTTCACCTGCATTTGAGTTATCTTTATTATTTCTTCCTATTCTTTCTTCCCATGGGAAAGGCCATAGTTCTTTTCTAAATCGTTCATAACTCATTTTATTTTTCTTGGGTAGTTGTATGTCTATAAGGAAGAAGGTTTGTATTCGGGTTTTTTCCCATTCATTTTTAACTTTAGCATCTTCATCTTTTAACCAATAATACAAAACGCCTGTAAGTTCTTGGGGTGTGTATTCCAAAAACTCTTCAGGCGTTAAATGAAGTCTTGCTGCAGCTATTAAGAAAATGTCAAAGACAGTTTCTATTTTTTTTTACCTCCCTCTTTTACAAGTTCTTGTTGTAAGTCTACAAGTTGTTGTGCGAAACTCATCATTGCTTTTTGGAAATCCATATAAGACTCATCCAAAATCCAGACACAATCTTCTTTCTTTACTGTAAGTTCTTTATCTGCCATTTTATGGCCTGCAATCAATGCATACCATAAAATCAGTTGTTGAGCTTCAAGGTTTGTATCAAGTTCATTAAGTTTAAGTCCAGACTCCTTTTGAGCCATCATTAGAACGTAGTAAGACACTCTAATTGGGAGTTTTTCACCCTTGTATAAGATGTATTCTACCATAAGTTAAATTTTTATTAATGAATATATTATGCAGTAGTCTTTCTTGTCAATGCTCCATCACCAGTGATTTCTCCTGAAAATGAAACAGGACTTCCTACTCCACCTTCATAAGATATACTTGTGAAATAGCCTGCGCCACTCCAATAAGAGTTTGCAGACACATCAGGTAAAATGTATATTCCTACTGATGGATTTGCTGTTGAGAGAATGTTTTCCATTACGCTTTCTATAGAAGCATAACCTGAAGTTACTGTAGATGTTCTCATTACCATTCCTGAAAAAGAAACAGACCATCCATAAAGATCAGGAACTTGTTGTTTTGCTCCAGTTGAGCCTAAACAAGCTATTTCTATCATGTCTTTATTTACTGAAAGTGAAAAGTCAGTTGCACATAAAAGCGTGCTTCCGTCAATGACTACAGACATTTGTTTTGAATAAAGAGGGGTGCTCATATTTTTAAGTTTATTTTAGTTGTTATATTTATTCATCTTCATATTCTACAGTTAGCGTAACAATCAGATCATCTTCGCATTTACAATCCTTAGTTACCTTTTCTGTAGTATATGATATCGTTTCTATATTTATTCGTTTTTCTTCTTTGTCTGCTACTATCGTAGCATCATAAAGAAGTTGAGTTTTTACTTTGTCTTGTATGTCTAAAACTCTTTCATAAAGTTTTCTATTTATGCGAGTTGAGTATTTCATGCTGAGTATAATGCTTCAAAGTTCATTGTATTCATATAGATGTTCTTATCTAAGTCAAGACTATGACTGTCGTTTAGAAATCTTATATCCATTATACCGTTATGACTCTGTCCGTTTAAGTATGAAACTGTTCTATCACTTATAGTTTCCAAAGTCACAGTATCATGAGCAATCACTTTTACAAGTAATGCGTATCTCATAAATGCAGTGTTGCTTCCTAAACAGCTTTCTTGTGCAGTTTTGTTGAAGGAATAAACCACCCAATTTTGCGTTATGTCCCAGTTTTCTGGAAGGTTTTCATAATGTATCCCTCCATCTATCCAAGAGTTTATAGATGAATCATTTGTCATTAAATGATATATGTCCGTACTAAATGCCATTTTATCCTTTTCTCGCTATATTTTTTAATCTTTTTAATAAGATGTTATTTACCTCATCCCCAAAATTTGTATTAAAATATTCCACCACGTTGTCTACGTTATTTAAGATGAAAGGCTGTACTACATTTTTACCGGTGATGCGGCCTCTATTTGCTCCTTTTTTCGTAGTTCTTATTTCAGTTCCTAAGTCTAACCATCTGATTATAACTCCCAAAGGAGGAACAGAAACAGTTTTATCACCAGATTTTTTTGTCGTTCTTCTACCTGCCATAACACCTGCTTTTAAAGCAGTTTTATCAGTTTTTGAACCGGCAATACCGATCATTTTTTTACTTTCTGGACCATAGGGTATTGCGCTTCTTAGAGGAGATACTATAGTCTCTCTTAATGCTTTACGTTCTACTGCTTTTATTATGCTAACCAATGTTTTATAATCTAAAGCATCCAAAGCAGCTAAAACCTCGCTTGTTCCTTGTAGTTCAAATTTTACTGATTCTGGCATTTTATTCTATTCGGTTACCTGGTTGTTCCTCATTGTATACATAGCATCTTAATCTTAAGAATGCCTTTGGAACTATTTGTTCAATATAATGTATGCGATATGAGTTGTTATCATAAACGACTTTGCAGTTGTAATCTACTTGAGGGTCATGACGTATAATGATTTCTACTTGAGTCATTGGAACTGTTCCTGGTGCAGGGTCTTGTGATAGATCACCGCTTATAATTCTGAGCGAACCCCAGGTATACTTATAGAACTTAAAACTTTCTATAGGTGTTCCTGATGCGTTATTTGACCTGTCATACTTATATATTGCAAGTCGTTTTCGAAGATCGTTTGTGTTCATTCAGAATACTTATTTTACCAGCGAATAGCTCTATATGGCCCTAATAGTCTATCAACTACATCATTTTTCTTTGTATTTCCATATTGATATGAACCTCTTTCATCATCATATAGATTACTACACTCTATAAGTATTGCCTGCTTTATTTCCTCAGGACATTCATCTTCTTCATATCCTGTTGTAAATTCAATTTTAAGAGGATCACTCGTTTGAGTACCTGTAAATTCTATTTCGAAATGATCATCGAAAGGAATGTAGGTATAGGAAGTAATTAAAGTACTTGAATCAGAAATGATATTGTCAATTGATATCAGATTTCCCTCATCAACTCTAATACCACAATCACTAAAGTCATAAACAGTAAGAGTATTTGAGGTTTTGGCAATGTCTTTATTAATGATGTTCTCACAATATTTTGTAGATGTTTTGATTATTGCATCTTCAATATACGCATCATCATTTGTGAAGTCATTATCAATGCGCAAATGTCTTTTTACTTCAGATAAGGATATAGGATAGGCTGTTTTTACTTTTTTAGTTATCATAAATGAGTTATGATTTTAATAAGGGAGAGGCAAAAATCCTCTCCCTTGAGAATATCAGAAAAACAGGTATTAGATACCTACTGAAGCATCAGAACTAAAGTATTTGAATGCGTATTTATTTCTAATCACTGTATCATAAAAGCCTAATACTGTGACTTTAAGTTTTCCAGTTGAGTCGTATGTGTATGGGTTCACTATAAGTTCTGGTGTTCCCCATTCACCTACTGCTGCAAAACCGAAGTTTCCATAAACTGCTCTCTTTGATTTCATTGCAGAAGATGCAATCGCTTTACGTCCACCAACTGTGTTATTAAGTGCGTTCCAAGCAAGTGCTATACCGGTGCTGTTAACAGCTTTTTGTTCAAGATATACTCTAACATCATTATCAGTTACGAATGCAGCATTACCGATGTTGTAATCAATGTTTGTAAGGTTGATCATGTCACCATAAGTAAGACCAGCTGCGGTTGGAGCTATTGAACTATCAGTAAGGAACACTTCATTGAATAAGTCAGTAACTACTTGTCTCTCATTTGCTTTTTGCATATCCTGAATTATACCACCATAAATTGCTGAAGGCATTGTTAAAAGTGCTTGTTTGGACCAAGTTTGAAAACTTGAATAAGCTTGAGGTGCTAACTCTACATTAAGAGGAGCGGCGCTAGCTGTTGAAGCATCTTTATTTTCAGCAGGTTTTGATGTGCTTAACTGAGCCATATAAGGAAGTTCGTGTTTCCCTGTGAGACCAGTGTAGAAAGGAACACCAAGTGATTGTAAAAGTGTGAAATCATCACCAGTTACCATAGCAAGCGAATTTTCTATACCTACATTAACTAATGCTGTATTAGTTGTTGAAAGGATAGGGTCTGCTCTAAATAATTCTTTAGGTATTAAAAGGCCACCTTCTTTACCCATAAATTCTTTAGAAATACTTCTACCGTTTGTAGATGTATATTCATTTGCTGCTTTGAAGAAGCTTCTTACGATATCTTTCTTTTCACCGTCATCTTCGTTTCTAAGAACTTGACCAGCAAGAACTTTATTAAGTTCTTCTTGTTCCTTTGCTCTTTTAAGTTC